TGGCTTCCGTCCGTCGGAAAAAAAACGCTGAGAGTGTTCACGCTCGTTAAACCCTTGTGGGTGTTGGGTTTGCGCTTGGTGTTTGGCTTGGGCGTAGCGCTGTCCTCGTCGAGCGTTACACGGTTTACACGCGGGTACGAGGTTGTCGAGGGCGTTTGTTCCGCCGGCGTCGGTTGGTTGTAGGTGGTCCGCTTCGGTGGCGAGAGCTTGGCCGCACCAATGGCACGGTGGTTCGTCGGCTAGTAGGCGGGCGCGGTTCTTTTTAAATTCGGCTTGGTTGCGTTGTTTACTGTTTGCGCTTGTGGGCATGGTTACTCCCGCCCTCGCTTCGCTCGGTTGGGCTGACGCGGCGCGTTCGCGCCTTGTCCTCGGGTTTCATGCTTGCGGTCCATGTCGGGTCCGGTTCTTGTGCGTTGGTTTGTTAATGGTTTGTTTGTGTGACCGTCGAGCGTGTTCACGAGGGTTATGCGTTCTCGACGGCCACGAGCGTAAGCCTAGTGAGGTAATGCCCGCCCACGGGGTAGCCTCTTGCCCGTTCCCTATTGCCTGTCTCAAACGTCTGTTTACGTTTAGCCCGGTCGCCTTGCCCAAACCATTTCGCGTTTCATGTTTCGGGGCGCGACCGTCTACCCGCGTTCCCGCGTGTTCTCGCCCGCCCCATGCCACCGGGGTACGCCCATGATTGTTCTTAAATTGTCGAGGGTTGTTAGCCCAAAATCCTTTTTATTTCGCCCATGTCGGACGGCCGCCAAACGTATTTGTATACCGGGAACGTGTCCGGCAGATTAGCTAGCCACGTGTCTTGCGCCTTTGTTGTTGAGCCTGTTTCCCGTTTTAATTCCGCAAAAATCACTATGCCGGCTTTGACTAGCACAAGGTCCGGAAACCCGCTGTCGCCCTGAACGTTCGTAGCCCACGAACCGTTACGGCGCATGGCCGGTAAATCATGGTGGACAAGCCAACCGCGCCACTTGGCTAGCTCTATCACCGTGTTCTTAAACGCGGCTTCCCTCATAGCCAATTGTCCAAGGCTCGAGACACAATGAAACCCAACGGTAAACCGATAAGCACCGGCACTAGATAACGCATTATTCCTCGATGTCTTGTTTGTCGAGCAAATCGAAACGTTTAATTGCCTCGCGGCCGCTAATACACAAGAATTTATCGGGCGTGTAAACGATTGTTTGGATTTCCAATGCGTCTTTAAGGTTGGCGGCTACGTTGCGCCACCGGTCAAGCTCGCGGCGCGTTTCATTCAGCGCGTCCACCAATGCGTCTACAACGTTCGGCAAATCTCGATTAAGCATTATCGGCGTCCTTTTTGAGTGCGTCAATGACGCGGTTTGCGTCGGCTACGGTCAGCGCCTCGGGTACTTTACTGTCGTCGTCCAACAACGCTTGTACGTAGTTAAATAGCGCTTCCTCGTCCAACGACAACTTTTTGGCTAGGGATTTCATATAACCAAGCTGTTTCGGTGTGATTGCCTTGGAACCGCCAATGGTGGTGATTTCGTCGGACCTATCAAGCGGGGCCGGCCGGGGGGCGGCGGGCTTGTCGGTTTGGTTCGCACGTGCGGCAACCTCGTTTTGGCTCGCTATGGCTTTGTTGATACCGAAACCCATATAGCCCAAGGCGCGCCCTAGCGCTGAGGTCATGCCCACCATAAATTCGCTGTTTTTCGTGTATGGGGTTTTGCCCGGGTACGGTTCGGCGGCTGTCGCAATCGCGGGTATCGGGTCCGTGGCGTCACGCCATACGGTGACGGTACAGCGGTAGAACGTCGAACCGTCCGGCATAGTGACCACTTGCGCGTCGGTTTCCTGTATGCGTAGGTCCGGGTACTTTTTGAGTGCCTCACGTAAACGTGTTGGAACGTCTACGTAATCACCAATGCTAAATGCCATGTCGGGCCGCCTTTCGTGTCGGGTTTTATACGGTATGGCTTGGGTGTAATGCTGTTGGTCCGTCGTATGCCGGGTTGGTCATAAGGTCCATTACTTGTTGTGGTTCTAGTAGCCAACCTCGAGCGGGGTTATCGGTTTTGTTGCCAAACGTGCGTTTTGTTTCCCAATTAAACAAGCTTGGGTTGCGACGCAAATACCGTTTTAGCCGCTGTACGTCGATTATTACAAATGCGCCGTTAAGTGTGTATACGTAAACCCACCATGTGGCTTTTGTCGTGTTAATACCGGATAGCTGCCAATTTTCCGTTTTGGCGTCTTGAGCGGGTAGTTGTTCGGTTTCTACAATCATGCGGCCATTGCGGTAACGGTCCGTTTTGACCTCAAATGCGCCGCTTGACATTGACGCAAGGAACGAGCGCGCCAAGCTTTCGCCTTGTTGCCCGTACTCTAAATCTTGGCTAAATCGTTGTTTCGGTATGTCGTATTCCGGGACGTAGCGGGCGGGCCTAATCATTGTTGGCGCCCAACGCTTCCAACGTGTCCATAATCGTTTTCCAATAAATCGTTTTGCCCTCGAGGTCGAAATCAAACGCCATGTTTTTTAAGCGTGTGATTAGTTCGGCGTTTGGGTTTATCGCCGGCACGTGCTGAGGCCGGCATATTTCGCTAATAAGGTTGGCGAAAACGTTTTGATATTCGGGTGTCATGTCGGGTGACCTTTCTTAGTTGGTTGTTGCCCATGGTAGCCAACCGCTGTTACGCCAAATGGCAACCATGGCGGCGGCGTTAGTTTGAGGGTTAAAAAGCTCGTCGCACGTACCCAAAATGCCTTTTGCTTGTAGCCAACCGGTAGGCCAATACCTCGACGGTTCGCACCAAAAAGAATTGACCTGCCATAGGCCGTAAGACTGGCCCACGGTGTCGGCGGGGTTGTGAGCGTCGGACCAACAACGGCTTTCGCGTCGAGCAATCTTTACCGCTGTGGCAAGCTCGGTTGTGGGTAGCCCGGCGGCGACAGCCAACACGCCGACTTGGGCGCAATTCGTCGTTTTAACGATTGGCGCCGTGGTAGGTACGGGCGGGGCGGTAACGGGGCTGTACGGGGCTGTAAACGCTGTTTCCGCTAATTGTGGGATGTTGTTTGGTCCCTTGTGTAGTTGGCCTACGGTCATGGCAAGCATGGCGGTAGTAAAGCCGATAGCAATTTTTGTTAGAACGTCCATTGGTTATGCCCTTTCGCATTGGTACGGGATACCCCACGAGCCGCTAGCCGGGCTTCGGAACGCCATTTGGGCGTGTAGGGTTTTGCCGGTTTCCGGTTCCCTAAAAAGCTGAAACATGACCTGTTGGCCGTTCTCGAGCGTTGTTAGGTAAACCTCGTAAATGAATGTTTGCGGTTCGTTTCCCATGCTTGGCCTTTCTGTCGGTAATTCGACACTAGGCAACCGGTGACGGTGATTGGTGGATTTAGCCGAAAACCTTTGTAAATGCGGCTTTTACGGCCTCGGGGTTGTCGGCCATACGTGCGTCTAATTCGACATGGAACCAATCGCCACGGGGCGCACCTGTAATGGTTTTAACGGTGTATTTTTCCCACGCTTGACGGTCGCAACGCCAACCCGCGCCGTGGGGAACGGGGAAATAATCCAACACGGCTTGTATCCCGAATTCGTTTGCGTGTTCCAAAATTCGGTTAATAATTGTGCGGGCGTTTTTGCGGTTGGCTTTCGGGTGTTGCGCGCTTGCTCGGTAGGACAAATCGACGGCGCGTCCGGTGGCGTGAACGGACAAGCTGCCGGGTTTGCCTTTCATGTCACGTTGGCCGTAGCTCCCATTGTTAAACAAAGCGCCGTCCGATACCCGGATTATTTGTTTAATGAATTCGTCCATGCCCGGGCGCGGGCCTTTAGCGGGGCCGTCGCTATTGCCGATGTAGTCGCGGGCGCCCTCTACTCCCGGCTTAGCCTTGGCAAAGCTCATTTGGTGCGCCCGTAGGCGGCGTCCTTAGGGTTGGCCCAACGGATAGCCACCGGGATTAGTGCCGCAACAGCTGCTTTACCTAAATCTTGTGGGTTTGTGTTACCTGTCGAATACACGGCGACAACCGCCGCAATGACGGACCGGGCGTAGCTTGCCAACATGGCTTTAGTCTTGTTGTTCATTTTCGCCGCCTCTCTTTGTTTTCGATTTTAGCCCGTTGCCGGCCAGTAGCCCGGACAATGAACCGGTGAGGAAAACGAGCAACGTGGACAAAAGGTCAATTATTTGGGCGTCTGTTGGGGCTTGTTCCATTGGTTGGTCCACGAACAAAATGCCGTAAATGAACGCGACAATGGTTATTGCGAAACATAGGGCCATGACACGGCCGACGAACACGATTAAATGGGCGTGTTGTTGTTCCGGGCTTTTAGTCACACGCTTGTTTACTGAAACAATATTGGTAAGTAGTTTGTTTACTGACACGGCAACCGCTACACGCCCAAACTACGACAATCAAGAGAATGATTGGCCCCAAATAATGTCGCCATTTCATGACCCGAATAGTGCGGCGGCTTCGTCGGCGGTAAGCCCAAGTTTGGCAAGAACGGCGGCCCGGGCCTGCTCTTTGGCTTGTTTGTCGGCTTCGGCTTGTGCACGTTGTGCGTCAATAGCGGCAGCTTCTTCGGCTGTTGCTTCGCGTACAATGTCGTCAATTTGGATTTTATGCGTCATGTCGTTACCTAACTGTTTTGGTATCCATATACACGGATTTCACCGCCTGTAAATGTTCCGGCCGAACGCGCCAATGTAAATGCGGTATATGACGTTGTGTTATTCAGAATGCCAGCCGACCATGTGTTATAAGTTGTTGAGCTGCCAGTAGACGCTACTGTCGTCCATTTGCTCAAATACGGGGCTACTACCTCAATTACCGCCGAATGGCCATTGGTTCCAGTTCGTCCTGTAAACATATAAGTAGAAGTATTACCAAGAACTACAGCGCCGCCGTTTGTCCAATCTTGATAATAAAGGGTCGATAAATACCCAGTCGAAGTAGCGCCAAGCGTCATCGTGATACCAGCATCAGCCACACTACCTGTACCGCCCGACACAATAATTTTGTAGTTGTCGTAAGTTGCGCTAAATGCGTTTGAGACTGTAACGGTAGAAACCGCTGTACCGATTGTTGTAGTACTAATCCACGTCAAGCCGCCGCCGAGGGTTTGCCACGCAGACCCGTCGTAATACTGCGTCGTATTGCTCGCCTCGATATACGCGTATTGGCCCTCGGCCAACACTTTTTCCCCGGTTCCACCAAACGCGGCGTCACGGGTTACGGTTGTCGCAAAAACGGGTATTCCGCTGTTGGTGACGTTGAGGCGCGAGGCCTCTAAAACCTCGCCGTCGGTGTAGGTGGGTACTGAGGTAGTCGCATTAACGCCCATGGTTTTATCCTAGAACATTGTCGGCGCCCAAAACGCCATATATAAGGTCCCCAATAATGAATTGGTACACAATCGTCGTAGGTGACGTATACAGCCGGACACGGTGACCGGTGCGGAAATCCAAACTATGTTCTATGCCCTCTACGGATAGTTCTTGGGCTAATTGCGTTATGGTGACGCCGCTAGTAAACGATTTTTCTATGGTTACGGTGTCGCCAATGTCGATTATGGCTACCGTGTCGCGTTGGGCGCTCGATAAGCTCGCAAACGTGGTCCCGACGCTGTTATAGCGGGGTTGTGGTTCGCCGTCCAAAAGGTAGGTGGCGGCGTCTTGTATTTCGGTTGCGTCGTGTAACAGCGAATTAGTAATGCTGTCCGTTTGGATAAAGTAGGTTGCTTGGCTTGTAAGGTCGTCGGCGGTTGCTTCGGTTCCGTCGAGGCCCTGAACGTAGGCCCTATTGGTTACGGCGTCCGCCTCAAACGTAATTCCTAGCTCGTCATATGGGATTTGGGTTCCGTCGTCGTGGAAATCGGCTACGGAACCGGACAACGTGGCACCAATACGCGGTTGGAACGTTAAAACGCCGTCACGGCTAATAAACAGTCGGCCAAATTCGGCTGTTTCGTTTATTTGCGTCAAATACGCTAAAACGTTGGTTCCGGCCGGAATTGTGTAGGCGCTGTCGTGACCAAGGTTTACGGTGCCAGCGTCAATGTTGCGGGCTGTCGGCCCTGACGGGTAGGCAACCTCGGGTAAATCCAACACGGTTTCGATACGTTCCCCGGACGTTTCCGGGGTCACGTTTAATTCGTCCATGACGGTTTGGGCCAACAAATAGAAATCGTCGGCGCAATACACGGTTACGGTGTCAAGGCCGTCAAGCGCAAAAGAATAATCGTAATTGACAATTTTTCCGCGAAATAAAAATTCTTCGGTATTGCTCATGTCATAGCGCACTAGCTCAACCTCGCGCAACGGCGCTAAACCGGGTTTGGCTTGTGGCGTGTCGTAGTAGGGGCTATTTTCGTCAAACGGCGAAAAAATGCCGGTGGTGTCTTGGATTGTAAACGCCATGGTTCCGGCGGAAAATTGGTCGCCTGTGTCGCGGCGGCCTCGACGAACGTTCACGTTTAAACAGCTATCGAGGACCGACGCAAATTCGGTTGTACCGGTTAGCACGTATTCGGTTCCACCTAATACGCCTTTGAGGCTGTCGCCAAGGGTAAAAGCGTCCACCAAAAAGCCGGTGGCTATGCGTAGGTCATAGTTTCCCGATTGGACAACAGAAACGGCCATTTACGCCACCTGAATATTGGCGGGGCCGTTTTGTCGGTTAAACGCTTTAATTCCGTCAATGGCTGTTTTCCCGATTTCGGCAGCCGTCGCAAACCCGCCCTGAACAATCACGTTATAAGTGTCGCCGCTAACACCGGGCAACCCCGAAAAATCGAGGTAGCGCGGGTCAAACGTTACGCCGCCGCCCATGTCCACCGGGCTAAACCCGTCGCCGTTAGGTCCACCGGCGCCACCGGTAACGGTTGCGTTTACCGCGTCAAACGCGCCCGATGATACGCCCAAGATTTCGCGCAAACGGTCCAACGACAAATTCGGGTTTTTTAGGATTTCCTCATATTGAGCAATAACCGATTGGATACCGGCCACCAACGCTTCACCTTGTTTGACACCGGCCCCGTAAAATTCGTCCGCGGCGTCAATTCCTAGTTGGTTTGCCACGCTTTGTAAGCTGTCCAACAGCTCGTTGGTTTGCTCAATAGCGGCCGTTCCACCGTTAATAAGTTGGTCCGCTATAAACGTTCCGGCCTCTACGCCGGCGTCCAACACTTGACGCAACCCGGCCTTGGACAAACCCATTTTTAGCAACGTGGCGACACGCTCCCCAAATAGCTTTGAGCGGTTAGCCATGACAGTAAGGCCGGCAACGAAACCGGTTTTACTGTTGGTGGCTTCCTCGAGCGCGTCCGTAAACGTCAATGTTCCGGACACGCCGCCGCTAATGCTGTCTCGGAAATCGTCATAGGCGCGGCGGGCGTCGTCAAGCTGCCCGGTTGCCTTGTCCAACGCAATTTTAAAGTTGTCCCCAATTTCACGCCGTAGGTTCTTGGATTGTTCTTCGAGCTTCTTTTGGGCGTCGGTAAGTTTTTTGGTTGCGGTCCCGGCGCCGGTTGGCGTGTCATCGCCCAAGCTGTCCGACAAACTTTTAGCGGTTTCGGCAAGCTTTTTAGCGGCAAATGAGGAATAATCCATTTGCGCGGACGCGACACCTACGCCCTTGCGGAATTCGTCAAATTTCTTTCGTAAATCGTCAATGTTTACGCCAATGTCCATTGTGAGTGCGTCGCCAAGGCTCGAGGCGCCTGATACGACGTTTTCGCCAATTTCCCAAACAGCTTTAAGAATTGCCTTGGTGCGCAATCCGACGTTTGACATTTGGGCTAGCGCAATGGTGATTGTTTCGGCAAGGTCCAACATGGCTTCGCCGGCGGGTCCCATTTCCGCTACGGCCTGTTGTAGGCCCTTGGTGAGTGACACGCCGAACGCGTCGGCTATGCGCTCAATCGACGGGGTTACGTTGTCGTTTACCCACGTAATAAATTTTTGGAACACCGGCAACAATGCGGTTCCAATGTTGGTTTTTACGTTGTCAAACGTGGCCGCCAATATTTTTTGTTGGTTGGCGAGGCCGTCGGACGTGCGCGCAAAATCGCCTTGGGCGTCGTTGGTTTGCTCATAAATGACCTTTTGAGCGGCTAAAACCTTGGCTTGTTGAGACAACGCCCCGGTTCCGTTGTAAATGCCAAGCTCAGCCGCCGCGGCCTTTAACGTCGCGTCGTTGAGCAAAACACCGTATTGGCGTAGCGGTTCGCTTTCGCCACGTAATGCGGCGCCAAGCGCGTTTATGGCTTGGTCCACGCTCGTATTGTTAAAGCTCGCCAAATCGGCGGCGAGGGTCACAAAATCGGTTGAGAACGTGGACAAATCTTTTCCGGCTAACCCGGCCGCTTTACCGAAAACGGCGAACGTCGAGGCGGCTTGTAGCGCGGCGGTTTCCGATAATCCAAGGGAACGGGCGGCGGTCCGGCTAAATGCTTGTACCTCGACGCTGATAGCGCCAAACACCACGTTGGATTTGTTAATGGCCTCGTTAAGGTCCGACGCGGCTTGGACGGCTTTGTAAGCCATTGCGCCGACGGCTGTTACGACGCCACCGACGGCGGCCCCAACAAGCGCGGTTGAGGCTGTCAAACCTTGGAACGCTTTTTGGGCTTTCTGTAAACCCGTGTTATTAAAGGTTGTAAGAATTGGAATGTTAATTGCCATAGCGAACCTTTAATTTGCGGTTAGTTATGTCCATGACCTTTTCCACGGTTTTGAGTACGTCGGCTTCGACGGCGGGCCGGTTGCGGGTTACTACCGGGTCAATAACGCGTGGTTGCGGTCCCTCTTGCGCGGTAAGCGTGGACACAAACAAGCTTTGCGTGTTACGCCCGGCATGGTCATAGATGACGGCGGCGGGGTCCAATGATTGGACAACCATTAGGCGATAGGGCAACGCACCAAACGCCACCTGTTGGGTGTATTGGTTTCCTAAATCGTCGGTGCGCGTAAAGTTCACGTACCGTTCCCGGGTGGCTCGAGCGCCAACCTTGATTTTGTAGCCGGCTTGGGCTTTTGCGTTATCCCAACGAACCTCGCGGCCTCTCACCAATGAGCCGCGGCGCATACCGGATAGCGGCGCCCCGTTGCCTTTGCTGTTGTCAAAGTTGGCGACCATTGAGCGGGCTTCCGAAATGATTTTGGCGCCGGACGCCTTAATATCTTTCGTTACTTGGCGACGGTAGCGCGGGTCAATTTTGTTTAGCTCGGCTAACGCTTCTTGGATACCCTTAATTTGTAGTTGGGTTGCCGCGGTTGCCATTGTTACCTACGTTGTCGTTGTCGTTCCTCGCCAATACTAATGAGCGTTAGCAGGTCGCGTAGGTCAAACGTGTCGGAATACCATTGCGGCGCCCAACCGATAGCCAACACCATTTCGGCTAGTTGGCGGCGGTAGGTTCCGCGTTGGTAGGGTTTTCGGGGTCCTTAGAAATTACCTCAATGTTTACGAGCTTTTTTAGGTAATCGTCAAACGACGCCGGCACAACAATTTTTACGGCCTTGGCGCTTTCCCAAGCCAAATACGCTAAATCCTCGACGCCGACGCCGGTAGCCATGTCGGACGCTTTGCGTTTAAATCGTCGTTCCCATTGGACAACCACAAAAAGATTTGTGGATACCTCGTAGGTTTCGTCGGTTGTCTCAACCTTGAGCGTTAATAGCATGGCTTACCTTTCGTTGTCGGGCCGATTAGTGGCCGTGGTTATCAGGTGATATCTACGCTGTAAACGCCGCCAACAAACGTGATATCACAAGTGGCAAGCTCTCCAAGCGTCATGTTGATAACCGGCAATTCGGTAAGGTACGTGCCGGTCAGCGTGAAACCGGGGTTAGTTGCGCTTTCGGAACCGGCGGCCGGCTTCACAACAACGGTTG